AATATTTACAGCTGGCGGAACGGCAACAGCCGCAATACGAATAGCGAATGACGGTTCTACAATCCCGTCAGATGGAGTTCCGAAATCTTTTGTAATATCATCAGTACAGAATGAAGAAGATGCAGTACATCATTATTTAGATTCTAATAATCAAAAAACAACTGTCGAGTCATATACATCTGATGTAACAAATACACCATTCGATGGTGGGACTACAGCTTCTGATCGAGGTGAAGGCTATTATAATTATTCAACAACAAATAATACACTAGTTACTAATTTAGAGTATGAGCGAGAAGTGAATGAAGAAAAACATTTAATTCGATATATTGAACCAATGTACATATCTAGGATAGTAAAAGAGTTTCGTGAAATAGTGAGAGATTAATTATGGCTGTAGGCACAGATAGTTCTAATCCTAGAAGTTATGAATTAGAAATTTTAACAATCGTCAATAATGAAGGTGATGGTTTTGATATTCGTGATATAATGGTAGAATGTAATATTTACGAATCTATTCATAGAAATTTCTTAATGGGTGAATTAATTATATCCGATGCTATTGGTTTTTATGAAAATGCTAAATTATTTGGTCAAGAATCTCTTAGAGTAAAATTTAAACAATCAACTGGTATTCAAGATGAAACAGATGATGCCGACATTATTGATCAAATTTTTAGAATTTATAAGATTCAAGGTATAACTAGACTTGATGATACAACACAAGCATTTCGATTACATTTTTGTTCTGCAGAATTTTTACAAGCTAAAAGAATTCGTATTAGTCAAGCCTTCCAAGGTTCAATGACTGATATAGCAGCTAAACTTGCTGAAGATCATTTGGGTATCGTTAATCAACCTAAAGACACAAAACTAGAACCCTATTTTGAAATAAGAGAAAAATCTCAAGGAGATAGCTATCATGTAATCATTCCTAACTGGACTGTAAATTATACAATAAACTGGTTATGTTCACAAGCGCAGGGTATAGATTCTAATAGTGGATTACAAGATTCTTTCTTTTGGTATCAAGTAGCTAATGGTGGTTATAGAATGAATTCATTAGCGAGTATGATGAAACAAGAGTATGCAGGTGGTAGACCTTTTGTATATTCACCAGCTGGTGCTAAACTTGATGATCCTCATGGACCAAGTGATTCAACAGATTCAGGAAAACTGGGTATGGGAAGAAGGATATTAGACTACAGAGTTAGTAGAGCCGGCAATGTTTTACGAGGTATAACTGGTGGATTATTTGGTTCTAAACAATTTACAATAGATAATACTTATAAATTTTATCAAGAAAAGTCATATAATTTTTTAGATAAATTTTATAAGACTTCTTCAGCTATTGAAGAATTTCCTTTCGTTAGATCAGCACCAGAAATTTTACATATTGGTTCATCTGCAGATAAAGGAGATGTAGAAATAGAAGGTAGTCAAGAAGGAAAATCTATAGGTTCTTACCCTCAAGCCTACACTACATTAACAAGTGATTCTTCTTTTGTTAATGATACTGATAATAATATTCATCAAGCTAATCATAAAGCACATTTAGGTTCTAGACAATATAGAGCAGCTACAGAACAACTTTTACAGTACTATACGATTAATGTGGCACTGTCAGCTAGAACAGACATATCATGTGGTCAGTTAATCAATTTAGAGATTCCACTTCCTAGACCAGGCGATGATATAGTCGATCCTAAATTTTATAATGGTAGACATTTAATAACAGATATTAAATGGAGATTACAACCTCAAGGCTGTTCTTTAAATATCAAATGTATGAAAGATTCTGTTATCAATCAAATTGAAACAACAACAATAGAATATGGAGAAACAATGACACAATGACGTATCAAGGTAAAGAAGGTATTATTTGGTTTACGGGTGTTGTTGAAGACAGAAACGATCCTTTGTTTTTAAACAGAGTTCGTGTAAGAATATACGCTAATCATACATACGATAAACAATTTATCGCTACTCCTGATCTTCCATGGTCAGAAGTACTTATGCCAACAACATCTCCATCTTTATCTGGTCTTGGTACGACCACACATGGCCTTGTAGAAGGTTCTACTGTAATGGGATTCTATAGAGATGGTAGAGAACAACAAGACCCTGTAATTATAGGTTCTTTTATAGGTATTCCTCAAGAATTTTATAGAATAGATGAGACCCTAGATGATTCAGGAAATAGAAGTTTTCAAAAAATTACAAGAACAACAACTCAAGGATTCAATGATCCTAGACTAACTACAGAATCAGATTATGATGGAACTCCTGATGGAAAAAATCCGAAACACATAAATCGAAATTATGGATTAACATTAGCATTAGATAAGTCACCTAGAAAATCTGGAGAAACGACAGGAGAGTTATATCCAAAAACAGATTATGTAGGTAGTTCAGATGTTAATCTATTGGCTCGAGGAGACACAACTACATATCCAGTTATAACACTAGTCGATGGAGAAGGTACTCTTGAAGAAGGCGAAGAAGTAGAACCAAGAAAAGAAACAGCTGAGACTTTAGGTGTATTGCAATACAATGGGCTTAGAGATAATACAACATATTTAAATCCAATTTATCCATTCAACCATGTACATGAAACAGAATCAGGTCATATAATTGAATTAGATGATACACCAGACTATGAGAGAATACATCTTCACCATAGAACAGGTTCAAGAATTGAAATACAAAAAGACGGAGACTACATAGAAAAAGTAGTTAGAGACAAATATTCTGTAGTTCTTGGAAATGATTTTGTAACAATTACAGGAGATGTGGTTGTTAATGTCGCAGGAAACAGTTATGTAAATACAACTGGAAATACAACTCTTACAACTGGAGGCAATACAACTGTTACAACTACAGGCAATACTTTAGTTGATACGACAGGAACAACAACGGTTAATTCAACTGGCAACACAGATGTAACAACACCTGAGACTTTAATCACTTCTAATGTGAAGATAGATGGAACATTAAATGTCACTGGTGCACAGACTAATGATTCAACTATCACGGCAGAAGATGAAGTTACTGGGAAAGGTGTTGAGCTTTCTACACATACTCATACAGAAACAGGATCAAAGACAAAGAAACCTGATTAAATGATATAAATAGTAGTATGGCCCAATTTAATAGTAAAAATAAAGCATCAAGAGTAGCAAGACGGTGGTGGACTGATCTTGATGTAAATATGACACTACATCCAAATAGTAAAGATTTAGTTTTGAAGTATGATATTAATGCAATCAAAAGGTCTGTCAAGAATTTGTTATCAACAAATTTATATGAGAGACCATTTAAGCCAAGTTTAGGTGTTAATTTACGAGGAATGTTATTTGAATTAGATTCTACAGACAGTATTGTAATGAAAGAAGAAATTAAATCTTTAATAGCTAAATTTGAACCTAGAGTAAGAGTTGATGATGTTGTTGCGAGTTCAATAGGAAATTCATTAAGTGTAACTCTGTACTTTACTATTTTTAATAATCCCCGACCACACGAATTAAATTTAATGTTAGAGAGAATACGATAATGGCTACAATAAAAAGTTCAAATATTAACATAACAGATTTAGACTTTGATCAAGTCTCAACAAGTCTGAAAGAATATTTAAAAGGACAATCAACTTTAAAAGATTATGATTTCGAAGGATCTAACATATCTATACTTACAGATTTGTTAGCATACTCTGCTCACACTTCAGCATTCAATGCTAATATGGTGGCATCAGAAATGTTTTTAGACACAGCACAAATCAGAAAGAATGTTGTAGCAAGAGCTAAAGAATTAGGATATACACCTTCTTCAAGAACAGCTGCTAGAGCTTCTTTTGATTTAACAGTTAATAGTCCAAAAGTAGGAGCTGGTGTAACTCCAGAAAGTTTAACAATTCTTAGAGGTCATGAATTCACAACAGTTTTTGATGGAACATCATATACATTTATAACATTAGATAATATAACAAAATCTACTTCTGCGGGTTCTGCTACATTTTATGATTTAGATGTTTATCAAGGTAGATTATCTACAGACGTTTATCGTTATAATAATCAAGTATCTAATCAAAGATTTTT